TGAACGCTTTCGTTTGTTCTGCTTTGAAGCCTAAATCGACCGCTGATTTTTTGTACCGCTGATAAACCGGGTCTTGCCTCTCTTCTGCTAGTTGCAGTCGCTCCTGCGTAGCACGCTCGCGCTCCTGCGTAGCAGCCTCGCGCTGACCCGCGATCGTCTCCATTCTCTCCTCGTGCCGCTGCGCACGTTCCTCGCGCATGATCTGCATCATCTGAGAAAACTGCGTATTGCCCTGGCCGTTGAGAAGCTTCGCGCCCATTTGCAGTGCCTTGAATTTGACGAGCGGCGAAGCGTTGGGATTAGCCTGCTCGATCCGGCTCGCCAGCTCCTGCACCGACATCCAGCCCTGGCCGGTCTGCATAAACCGCATCATTTCCATCGGCGTCGCGGTGCTTTTTTGCAGAACATCCTGCCGGTCCTGATCCGGTGGCGGCGACGGTGGCTGCTGCTGCGCGATTTGCTGCGGCGGTCGCGGTGGTGGTCGCTGCGGCGGCTGTGGTGGCGTTTGGGGGCCGTAGGGACCGGGAGGGAACTGCGGCGGCTGAAATGTTGGTGGCACGACCCCTGTCGCTGAACCATCCTGCATAGCAGCGGCGAGCCGCCCGCGAGCGATTTGCTCGATCGGGGGTCGAGGGGGCGGCAACGGTACTTGCCCCTGCGGTGGCAGCTGCGATGCCTGCTGCGGAGCCTGCGGAACGCCAGGAGTAAGCGGCGTGGGCGGGCCGGGAGATGGTGACGGGGGCTGCGGACCGCCACCCTGGGCCATCCCTGTGGCGGGCTGTGCCCATCCGCCTAGGGAGCCGAGAGAGTTGCGCAACAGCTCTTGCGCTTGGGAGCCGAAGAGCTGCTCTGCCTGGAGAGTGGCATATTGGTCGCGAAGGTCCATCCCGGTCTCGACGCCCGATATGGCGCCCGTGCCGAGCGAGCTAATTGCGCCGAGTGCACCAAGGGCAAGGGCCATAACTCATCCTAACCCAGGGCCTTGTGTCGATAAGTCATACCCGCCGGCAGAGGAGTAGGGATAGGGATTGATATTCATCGGCCCGCCGCCGCCACCTCCTCCACCTCCCGACGAGAACATGCCGCCGAACGGTTGATACCAGCTCGCCGGGGCGTTGCCCCAGCCGATGCCGCCACCAAAGCCGCCGCCGCCACCTCCCCCGCCGCCACCACCACCACCTAAACTGCCGCCCAAACCGCCGCCGATCATGGCTCCCATCGGCCCACCCAGCGCAAACCCGATGCCGGTGCCGGCAATCTTGCCCAAGCCGCCTAAAACGCCTGCCTGCTGCTGCGCCGCCTGCTGCTGCGCCTGTAGCTGCAATTGTGCTCGTTGCAGTTGATCAGCGTATTGCTGCTGCTGCTGATTAAACCCCTGTTGCTGAAATCCGCCCATGGTGGTGAGCGCGCCCGACCAATCCGCGATCTGCTGGCCGGGGATAGTGGCGGCACCGACACCGAATTGGCCGAGCTGCCCCAACGTACCGAGATTTGCGCCGCCGATCGTCTGGCCGACTTGCCAGGGCGCGGCGGCCGATTGCATCCACAACGGCACTGCGCCGGCTTGCAGGGGAGCTGCGGCATTCGCCCCCTGGATCGCACGCTGCAACTGCGCATTCTGCCAATTGACGTTGAAGTCGTTCTGCGCCGCCGTGGTGGCATAGGCCCCGATCGGCGAGGTGCCGAGTCCCGCCGCCTGCTCATTGGCGCGTGCGGCATCGGTCGTCTGCGCGAAAAGCCGGTTGTACAGCGCCTGCTGCGGATCGAGCGCCAGATTATAGATATTCTGCCCGGCTCCGTAGGCGTTGGTTGCCGCGCCCAGGCCCATGGCCGAACCCGGCATTGCCAGACTTTGGTAATACCCCGCAGTGGGATCCGAGATCATTCCCTGCGCGATGCCGGAATATTGCGGGATGTCGTAAGTCTGAAATTGGCCCAAACCACCAACGCCACCGAGCATCGAGGCTTGCGTCGGCGCGATCTGGCTGGGATCGTACTGAAAAGTGGGTAAGTTTGGTGGTGGCGGAACAAATTTCTGCGGATCGGACCCACCACCAAACAAATTGCTGAGGAAGCTCATGACGCGCCTTTACGCGTTGCGCGGTCCCGGCACACTCACTGACGGCACATACTCCGCGCTAGGGCGATCGCTCGTGTCCACACTCGGTCCTTTGGGATGATGCTCATAGCCGGATGGCGAGTGTGTCCGCATGCCCTTCTGATGGATTTTTGTTTCCACTTTACCGGCGTGACCGGACGGCGAGTGCGTCTTCATTTTGTGTTTGTCGTAAGCCATGGCGACCTCCTTAATACTTGATCTCGTAGTTGCTCATTATAATGGGCGGCAAAGTGGAAAACAAATTGCCGGCCCCCGTCGAATTGGTCGTGGTAATTCCGGTCAAACTCGACGCGGAGATTGCATTGGTATTACTCCCGGCGGTAAAGCCGTTAAAACCGCCAGTTCCGGCCAATTGAGTATTGCCGCCGACTAAATGAGTATGCCCGGGGTCGCTGATGCTGTGGCTGTGCGCCGGCAGCTCGTTGAGCGTCAGCGTGCGGTTTTGTTGCCCGCCGACATTGCCCAGAATAGTGCCGTCGAAATTGCCGCCAGCCGCCGTGATCCGGTTGGAGCCGCCGCTATCAATGCCGGCCACTACCCGGCCGCGCATGTCCGGCAGAGGAAATTGTCCGGTCGCGCATGGGCCGGGGGCATAAGAACCAAGATGCAGCCATAGTTGATTGTAGATGCCAGCCGTTGGCAGACACTGCCCTTGCAGCTGCACGAAGCCGAGATCGGCGAATGTACCAAAAAACATGATCACAGTGCCGATCGGCACTGAAACAACATTTGTCGTCAACTGAAAGCGCGTGCCGTCATAAGTCGCAACTACCACCGCGCCGCCGATGATCTCGCCGCCGACAGTCGGAATTGCACCGTCCGTAGTGCGGCGATAAACAGGCGTCACCGCCGAATTGCCGACTTGCAGCGTGGTGTTGCCGCTATTGGTAGCCCCGGCGACGAAGACAACGCTGTAACCGGCAGTCAGAACAAATCCGCTGGGCGTCGTATTGGCGACTACTATGGAATTGCCCGAGCCGGTCGAGGGCGCAGTAGCTACAAAAATCTGCGTGCCGCCGCTCGCTGGCGGCAACGGCGAAGCAAGTCCGTTCAGCGCGGTGATGTCGGAATTATTTCCCGCCGCAGCGGCGTTGCCCAGGCAAGTGATGATGGCATTATAGTTCGCCATCACTTGCGTCGCGTCGGCCGGCGTGCCGTTTTGCAAGTTAAACGGCAGCGCGCACGGCACTCCCGCATAAGCAGGAGTGGCGGCGAGGAGGAGCAACAGAGAAGCCAAAATCTTGCGCATCAGTTTTTCCTCTCAGACATTCTTGATCAACACGTAATTGTACGTGCTGGTGTCGCCCGCCGTTGCCGCCACGGTGAAGCCGGTCGCCGCCGTGATGGTTTTGACTGTCGGCAGCGCGCCGACAGTACCGCCCACGGTATTGAGCGAGAATATTATCACATCGGTGATGGCGACATTGGCATTGTTGACAGTGACCGGCGTCGCGCCGTTGGCAACGAATGTCCCGCCCGTGAACGGGATACGCTGAGTAGAAAACAAATCGTCGGCGCCCATGTCCGACAATGAGTAGATAAGATTATTGCCCAGGCTATTATTCAAAAGGCCGCCGTATTTGGTGCTGAAATAATAATCGAGATCATTCAAATTTTGCTGTGTTGGAATAGTTTTTATCCAAAGGATCTCCGCGATTTTCATCGGGGCAGCTGCCGCTATGCCGCCGACAAAATTATACCCGACAGTAAGGCGCGTATTAGCGCTGCCGAGCGTGTTGTTGCCAAAACCCGAGGTTAATCTTGTAGTGATATTGTTAAGTATCTGAGTAAAGGTCCCGGCAGGGCCGTTATAAATGCTTGCTATTCTTGCATTCGAAAAAGCGGGAACCGGCAAAGTATTATTAGTAGGAACATAAGTGTTCACGCTATTCTGATAAGCGACTATCGCGCCTTGGTACTGAACACCTATCGGCTCGATTGCAAACGGCTGGTCAAAATCGTTGGTAGAAAATTGCTCGAAATACGATATTATTCTTGTAGCGCTGTTGGCGCCGTTGGTGTCGATATTGGCTACTATGAAAAAAGCAGAAATATTTAGGCCCACATTAAATATAGCGCTATTCAGCCCATCAGCTCGCGCCATAACAACCGCAGGGAAACCCTTGAAGCCGCCAGAGGCAAAGCTTGGAGCGCCAAACGCGACCGATAAAGTGTGACCATTGCCGCTCTGATCGGCCCACGCGGTAATCGGGTTAGTGCCGGTGACGCCAGTATCGGCCTTGTACCAAGCAACAATGTTGGATGATCCAAAGATCGATGTTGGAGTAGCGCCGGCATTGGCAAAAATATTTGTCTGACCGGTTTCCAGCACCCTGGCATTTAAAGTCGATACTGTGATGAAATTACCGGGCGCTTGTGCCGCTGCACTGGTGCTAATGCGAACTTGACCGGCGGTGTTTTGCAATCCGGTGAGCGCCGCGATACCTCGGCCCGCCTGGCCGATTATAGCATTGGAACTTTTAAGGTTTAATCCAGAAACATTGACGATCTGGCCGGCCTGAAGCATGCTTGAATAAGTATTGTCGCCATCAATCAGCAAATTCGTCACGGTCGCTGGGTCAGTATTTTGCGACGTATAAAGATCGAGCTGCATGATCGGCGCAGGATCAAGCTGAAACACCGCATTAGACATATTCGGGCTTAACGGTATTTTAACCGACTGCCTGTTCTTGCTTTGAAAATCGACGCGCACGGCCCCATCTCCGGGGGCTTCATAATCAAAAAGACAATCCATCTCCTCTCTATTCGCAACAATGGCGTTCGCCATGGGGCCGCGCCACGTAAACACCCCGGTGATTTTGATAAAACTATCGGCGTCAATGTCAGATATATATTCCGAGAAATTCGTTGCAGGCGAGTTTGTTATTAAAGTCATGTTGTGAAGCGTGACATGGCTGGCAACCAGACCGTAGGCAAAAAAGGAGCTGGACGAAGTAGCCATATCGACTATGTCCATACCGCCGCTAATCAGAATGTCGAATGACCACGATTCAGTGTGACAAATATTGTTGTGCACATTTCTTGTAATGTGATCTTCAACTTTTATGCTGTAACATTCAGGAAAACTAAACCCACCGCCACTACCCGACCCGCCCCCTATGTTTGCATGCCAACCAAAAATCGGTCTGACCAGTCTGCAATTGTGACAAAACTGCATGTAGCAATAGCCAATCCCTCCATCTCTGGAGACACCGTCATTGTTGAATGTAACGTCCTCGATAATAACATTGTAACCCCATTGAATTGTAATTGCGCCAGCGTTGGCGACAGTAGTGCTGCCAAGTATATTGAAATTGCGAATAATCACATTGACGGCAATATCGTTATTAGGAAACTTGAAAACTGTTCTACTCCCGACAAAGCTGGGCGACGCGCTAACGGTAGGTGAAACATTGATAGAGGGCTGACCGTTCACCGGCACATAAATATAAGAACTAGTTATGGGGATGCTGAGCGGAATAATGCGATCAATGGTAACGGTCGTGCCGACGATTGCTATCACTTTGGCAACCGTCACAAAGCGACTGCCGTTTGGTTGATAAGGATCTTCCCCTAATCGTACACCAACCCAATCGCCGACATTTAATCCGGCCACAGAGGTCAAGGTAACTTTATCTGAAGGCCCCACGAAGTCAGCAGTTAATTCACCAACCGCCACCTTTGTGTCATGCGCTTGATTGCCAAATATAGCGAAGCGAAGAGCTGGGTAAGGTTGATCTGTGTAAAGCGTTGCGCCGTTACCCTCCCAAATAATATTGCTGCGCACCCAAATAGAACTTGATTTGATATAAAATGTTTTGCCGGCAGGAAATATTATGCTGCTTCTGCCATTTGCTTGGGCAAACGCGCCGGCTGCGTTGATACTTGGAGCGTCATCGGTGACACCATCACCGACTGCCCCGAAATCCATGACATTAACCTGATTGGTTGACGATACCGCCAACGCGGCAATTTTTTGCAGCGTGACCTGGGCGTTGAGCCCACTCTGCACAATCCGCGTCAATTCGTTGCCGGTAAGCGTCCCCGCGACAGCCTCTTGCGTCGTGGTCAAACTCTGAGGAGTGGGCGCAGCCATCGGAGCGGCAACCGGGGCCGCGAGAGGAGCAGGCGCAGGCAAAGAAAAAGTATTCGGCAAAGAGCGAGGCTTGAAATCTCGGGGCAAGCTGAAATTGTTGCTCATTGCCGCAACTCGTTTCCTGCGTCCTGACGCAGTTCAGTCCCCATATCCTGCCGCAGCTCTAAAGCCATCGGTGCCGGCGTCGGAGGTATTGGCACCGGCGGCGGCGGGATGATTTCCATCGCGCCCAGTGGCTGCGTAATGTAACCCAGTTTCTCGTAACGCATGTGGAGAGTGCCGATCCTAAATTGCTGGCTGGCCGGCCCCGACACGGCGATTGCCAACCGGCGAAACACGATCTGCCGCGACCATGGTATGAGCTGCGGAAATAAAACCGCAGGGATGCCGCCCCAATCGGCTTGGCCCCACGTAAACGATCCCCAGATCGCCGCAGCGGGAGGAGTTGCCAAAGTCACCGAGCGCAGCACCGAGCTCGATTCGTTGAGCGCCTGCACGACATACGACGAGCCTTCCGCCTGACCAATGTAAATCGTAGTTTCCAGCATGGCGTTTTCGCACATCTGATCTGTGTCGGGCAGAAGTGAGGTCAGCCAAGTGAACGTCATCTGAACATTGTTCTCGACAAAAGTCGAAGACAGGGATTGTAAATAATCCGATTGCTGCAACGTGTGAGGAGCGGCATAGGGCGCAATGATGAATGTATTTTTGTAAGGCTTGATCATGCGCGCCGGAAAAGAATGTGGCCCCGACCAAGTGCCGGCGCGAGAAAAATCAAGCCAATATTCCGATAGCGGAGAGCCCGAGCGCGAGCCGTCTTGCACCACCACGCGATAAACAGTGCCGTTGGCGGCGGCAGAAATGCGAGACGGCGCTACGGCAAGCAAAAACGGCAGGGTCTTGCCCATACCTTCATTGCCGATCGGGTCCGATACCTGGGCGTTGAAATCAATAATGCGAACGCCGTCAGGCGCGACGAAAGCCAGTCCCTTGGTTGTCGCCGCGATCGAATTGGGCGCGAATGTTCCGGTGGCAACATTCAAAGTATTTCTTTGTAGCGTGCCTAGCGGAGGACCAGAGCCAAGCGCAATGTCGCCCGTAATCTGATAAATGTTGCTCACACCTTTGAACACCATCAAGCTTTGAATGATGCCGCCGAGCTGGTTGGACAGAGGCAGCGCGCCAAGCGCAGTGATCGGCACATTGTCGTCGTAGCTGATAATTTGCACCGTGCCTGCATTCGTCACCGTCGTCGGCGCCAGCACATCTGAAAACACCGTTGCCGACGGTCCCGACAGCGGATTGAACGCCCAGTAAGCGCGGCCGTTGAACGCCTTCACGGCGACCGGAGCCCTGGTCGATGTCGTAAAAAGAAAGCCGCCAGCTCCGGTCATGTTTCCCGCGCTCCAGACCGGCGCAGCCACATTGGAAATGTCGATCGTGCCCAGATAATTGCCGGTGCCGTTGAAGCCGGGATGCGTGACCAGGATCGTGGACCCGATCACGTCCATAGTCGGTGGTGTCCAATCTCCTGCCGTTATCTGGCTTGTCGGCAAATTGCTCGTCGTAACACCGCTAATCGCTGTAAATTTCTTAGTCTTAAGATCAAACGCGAACGGATAATCCTGCTGCGTGATGCCGACTTGCGGGCCTGTGGTGAACATTCCGTAGGCAACGTCGCCGACAACCAACAAGCAGGAAACAACGCCGAACGGCGAAGGAAAAATAGATCCAGAAGGAAGCAAAAAACCGGAACTAAAACCGGAGCTGAACGCACCGCCGGTCCCCGCCATGTCGCCCAGCAAAATCGATGCAGGACGGCATTGCCAAAGCCCTTTGGTCGAAGGATCAGGAATAAGATCGCTTAGTGCCATCATTGCGCCGGAAAACACCAGCGAGCTGTCCAGCGCGTCAGAGACACCGCGCGGATGAAAAGCAAGAGGTGTGGCTCGACGCAGGCTCATCAGAAGCCCCAGTAAGCGTGTTGATTGGTGTTTAAATTAGTGACTTGCGTCGTGGTAAACCCAAGCGGCCAGAAACCGCCTTCGACAAAATCGCCGGTCAACACGGCTCGAGCTACGTTACTGCCAAATCTGCCGGTAAGCCCAGTGGTCCCGGCATTGCCGGTAGTCCCGGTGGCTCCGTCAGTAGAAAGAACAGAAGACACACCATTAAAAACTGCGTTGACAGCGTGCATGACATTGTCCGTAGCCCCATCAAGAATAGTACGATTATTGGCGGTGGACATGTACGAATCATTACTCATGTTGCCGAACCCGATCTGCAACGCTGGGGTAGTTCCGCCATTGTCAAAAACATCCTGAAAGCTGGTAAAATTTCCGGTGCGCTTGGCAACAAAACTTCCCGAAACCGGCTGTGCCTGCGTCAAACTCCCTGCCGAGCGCAAAGACCCGGCACCGCTGGCGCGCACTACCGGAAAACTTCCCAGTCCATTCAAGATAAAAGCAAACTGTTGCGTTAAAGTGGCTTGTACGAGATCGAAGCCGTTTCCTGTCTGATCATACAATGTAGCAACAAATAAATTTGCCGCTCCTTTGAACGCAATGATCGCCGGCAAGGGCAACCCGCCGTTGGATTGAACGGTAAATGTCTGCACGACATTGTCACTGCTGCGGCGCAGCTGAACGGCGTTGGCACCCACCGCAGCCGCGCTGTAACCGCGCAAACCCCACCACGCGCTGGCGCCGGAAACAACATTTCCAGGCCCCGCATAAGCCGCCGCCGCCTGCGGCATAACGGGCGCGGGAACAAATACCGGGATCATTGGTGCGCCGCTATTCGATACCCGCTGGTGCCGCCGACGCGCCAAATAAAAATGCTAAATTTATTTCCGACAATAGTAGTCAACGTATCGCCGACATTGGCCCCCACACTGAACCCGGCAAAAGTAATCGACCCGGCCCCGGCAACATTGGTCACCAATACAATGCACGACCCGTCATTGGCCGGCGCAGTTATGGTGAATGTTCCGTTGTTGTTGATGAACTGAAGCGGACGGGCACCACAATCAACCGTGAAGCTGCCGGCTGCCAGCGACAATGACGTGACATTGGCCCCGCCCGTGACCGTCTGATCGGCAATGTTGAGCGCAGCGACATTGGTGTTCGCCGCGGGGAATGTCATCGTCGTGGCGTCAGTGCCGGTGAACGTCAACGAATTGTTGACAGTCAGTGTCTTGCCATCGGCGATCGTCAGCGTCGCGCCGGTAGCAGGCGCAGTGATCGCCACCTTGTTGATGCTGCTGGCCGTCGCAGTGTCAATGTTGGGCGTCGTGAAAACCGGACTGGTTGTCATTGCAACACTGCCGGTGCCGCTAATGGTGTACTCACCCAATATCCCGGCATTATCGAAAAGTACGCGGGTCGTTGCACCGGAACCGATCGTGGTGGCGCCAACCGTCAAAGACCCGGCAGCACCGCCTGGGGGCGTCGACCATGTGCCGTCCGCGCGCAGAAAATTGACCGTGCCGCCACCTGATGCAGGCACGGCTCCCGACAAAACATTAGTAAAAAGCTGGATCAGCGCAGTCAGCTGGGCATTGGTGTAAACACCCAGCAAACCGGCATTATTATATAAAACCTCCAACGAAGCCCCGCCCGTCACCGTGGTCGAGCCGACAGCAATGCTGGCGGCAGCTCCTCCAGTCGGCGGCGCGATCCAAGTCCCATCAGCGCGCAAGAAATTAACCGTACCGCCGCCCGATGCCGGAACTGCACCGCTCAAAGCAGCTGTGAAAGTATTAACGAGCGTAGTGAGCTGCGTGGCCGTCAGTCCGATCGGCGTGCCGCCGGCAATGCTGCCCAGCACCGTGTTGGCGGCGAGCGTCGGCAATTGTGCCAGCGTGATCTGTCCAGCAATGCTCGATGCCGGGAGCCCGGTGCAATTAGTCAACGTGCCGGATGTCGGAGTGCCAAGGACCGGCGTAGTAAATGTCGGCGATGTCGTCATCGCCACCATGCCGGTCCCGCTGATGGAATATTCGCCGAGGATGCCGGCGCTATCAAACAATACGCGCCCTGAGGTGCCAGATCCGATTGCAGTCGAGCCGACAGTAAGCGCACCGCCGCCGGCCGCTGGCGCCGCCCAGGCGCCGTCTGCGCGCAAGAAATTGGTCGTGCTGGCCGCGATCGAGGCCGGGACTAATCCCTGCAAAGTCGGAGTGAACGTGTTAAGCGCCGCGGTCGCTGCCGCAGCATTACGTTCCCCAAACACTCCAGCGTTATTGTAGAAAAAATTACCCGATATTCCACCCGATACCGGCGTCGTATTGACAGAAAGCACTTGCGGCGCGCCCGCAACAATGCCCGTGCGCCAATTGGTGCCGTCCGATATGACCCAGGCCGACTGTCCCGAACCAAGCACCAACGAAGCCGCGCCATCAAGGGTGCTTGGCGGCAAGGGCGTGACAGTGACATTGCCTGCGCCGTTATTTTTCAACAATGAATTGAAAGGCGTGAACCCGGTAGTTGCCGGCGTCGGCAGTGATACGGCGACCGGCGATGCATTGTTGAATAGCACCACCTGTCCGTAATCGCTGGTCAGCAATGTGTACGTAGTACCGAGTTGTGTATTGACTTGCGGTGCTTGCTGCCAGGAATTGATCTCATCGTTGTGCGTGGTGCGGGTAATTGCCGGCGTGATCGCGCCGGTAGTATTATCGGCAAAATTAGTGGAAACCTCGGCGAGAAGTGCTTGCTTGGTTGCCATTAAAGTCTAGCCTCCAAAAGCCGAGAGCGCATGCCATAAACCATCCGGTATCACAACGGACAATAGGATGGTCCAGCCGATGGTTTTCGTGTTGCGCAGCGTGGCAATGCTGGGCTTGAACATGCGCGGATCGAGTTTGACTTGTTTTGGTGCTGTTTCGGGATCATCTTTCATCTGCAAATATTTTCGCAACAGATCACCCGAACCGCCCGATCCTGCCTGATCGGACAAGAACGCCGACTGACGATCATCATTGGTCAATTTCATCAGCTCGCCAGCAACGCGCGTGTACAGATAAGTGGAATTGGGAAACCACGGCACTTGAGTGGTGTCGACAATGTCGGGCATCATCGGGTTATAGCGAACCGTCGCCGGATATGAGCCTGATGCCGGCGGCCACACATACAGCCCAGGCGGCGATGTCGCTATATCGACGTAAGCAAGATAAGGGTATGACGCGAGCCCAGGCTGCTGCACGAACGTGTCGAACTCTTCCTGGGTCACTCCGATCAGAACATACGGGACTTGGAATATTTGATAGAAACCGCCACCTCGATGCAGGCGCACAAAATCAACGGGCATAGGATTTGGACCGGAGCCGGGAGCATAACCCAGCCCACTGGCACCTGTGCTAAAATTGAAATTGAAAGTTTTGCGGATATTCAGAAAATCATAATCTAACAACAATTCCTGCAATACTGCGTTCAGTAATTCCAGTGCCTGCACAGTAAAGCCAGGACACTTGGCAATCTGAGTGGCGAGATCGACAACCTGGGCCGCAGTGAGTGCCACGAATCAATCCTCATCGCTGTACTCAATCCAATTATCAGGATCGTCGGGCTCGTTCGCCACTGTCTCGTAGGCATCCCATTCAGAGGTTGGCAAGTTTTTGCTCCCAGTCGGTCTTGTCTTTGTTCAGACGCTCGATGCGGCTTTTGATAGCTTCCGCGATGTCATAGGCCTCGCGCTGTTTTTGTATTTGTGCCGGTGACAGACGCACCTCGCCACGACGACTGCCATTGGCCCATTCCGATTTAATGTTTGCATCAGTCTTTTCAATTCTGATCTGATGCTGTTCCGCATTGATATGCTCTTGTTCGATCGCGCGCTTAAAATCATCGATCATGCTCCAGGCCTGTTGGCGTTCGCCGGCATGACGCATCTTGTCGAGCAAATCATTGAGCTGTTCTTTGGTACAATCGCGCTCGACAAACGACTGCATCACGAGCTGCCGCTTATCGTTCTGCAATGTCAGTTGATACGAAATGCCAATCGACGGCGTCTTTTCAATTTCGTCTGTCATTCGTATTTGCTCTTGCCGGCCTGCTTTAATGCGATGGCGACTGCTTGCTTGCGAGATTTAACTTTAGGGCCTTTCTTGCTGCCCGAGTGCAACGTCCCGTGCTTGAACTCGTGCATAGTCTTCCCGACCTTATCCGAACGCTTGGCCGCCATTTGATCACGCCTTCAGGAATGGGGCGTTGCTGGCCGCGCCGGTCATGCCATGCATACGGGTGTTGCGCCGCGTGTAAAAATCTTTCTGACGGCCTTCGACTACCGCTTGATGCTGCCACGCACGATACATTGTCTCGCGCAATTGCACCGCCAAACTCGCTTTGACCTCGTATTCGCGCCCGTGCATGAACGGAACGCTATTGACCACGATGCGATCGGAGTGTTCCGGCAGATTGATCTCGATCATTTCGCTTGGTTCCGCCAAGCCGCGTTTGACGCGCGCAGCCGCGAGCATGTCGCGTTTGAGATCCTCGCGCGCCTTGGTCTTGAGATCCCGATCAACTTCTTTTTGGACCTCGGCCTCGAGAGCTTGCAACTCCTCGGCGGTGAATAGCTCGCCGTTTTTCTTGTCCTTCATGTGTGCACCCAAGATGCTGATGCGGCGGCGCGCGCCGACAACAGGATCGGCCATCCGGTCGCGTCGATCGCAACATAGTCGCCGGGAAATAATCGCAAGACGCCGCGTTCCGGTACGACTAAAACGCCCGATCGCTGAAACGCAACGCCGATCGGCGGCTGCGGGCCAGTGGGATTACCCGACACATTCGGGTTGTGACCATCGCGCTTGATTGCCGCCGCGATGGTTGCGTAGTCCGCCACTGCCAAGCCGTAGATGAACGGCAGGGCAGTCAGCGTGGTTGTTGCGGCCGTGCCGAGCGTTGCTGTTGCCATGTTAGCTCGCTTGCAGAACGTTATTGTCGAACCCTTGCTGTCCGCCGCCAAACGCAGAGACGCTCTCGATCCGCATGAAGAAATTTTGATTTTCAATCAGCGTGCCATAGAAACATTTCCAACCAACCACGCGCAATTGATTGAGCGGATCGGACTTGTCGGCCTCTTTCAAATAAGTGAATTTCACATCGTCCAGCATCACCTGGCCGTAAGCACCGCGGCCGATGACAAACGTGGAATATGTAGTGATGCCGGATGCCGGCGCTGCCGGCGGCTGTCGAGCTGCACCAGTATTGCCGCCGATCGTCACCGTGACATTGGGCGCAATCCCGACTGCCAAGCCTGCATAGGCGCCGGTCGTCGGTCCCGCCACTGCGCTACCGGACGCAACCTGTCCGATGGTCGCGTTCGCCATGG